GTAACTGTTTTTGACTTTAGTGACATTGCTTTAAAATTTCAAAAGTTTCTAATAGAAAACTGGACTGGTAATATGGAGACTTACGAAGTAGTATGCAAACAGTTCGAAGTTCAGAACCCGGGCCACTACCCCTGCCTACCGTCAGGCACCTGGGCTGACACATACAATCACATTCTACAAGAACTTAAATTAAATGTGGTTGAATTTCAAGAGCACTGGGTCAGATATTGTCACCTGAATCATCGTTTTGAAAAAATTAATTTATATAACTCAGAAGATCAAAACCGTCTGGTTAATATTTGTGCCAATTATAAACAGTCCTACATCTGGGTCAGCAATGCATTCTGGATGGAATACAGTCTGGTTAAGTTGGGCAAAGATTGTTTGCATCAGATACGACAAAACTTCCTGGACGACGCACAATCGTCAGGATCTAATATTATTTTGGACACCAATGACTTCTGGTATCAGGGTCTATTGACATTTCCCCGCTGATCTATTATACTAACCCATATTATACAAGGATTCTAAATGTTTGGTACTAATGAAATCGTAGGCAAAAAGTATTTTGCAGATGCCCCAGCCAACAGCTTGTTTGTTACAAGTATGTTCTTTACACTACAAGGCGAAGGACCTTATGCTGGTATGCCGGCCTTGTTCATTCGCTTGGCCAAGTGTAATCTGGATTGCAGCTTCTGTGATACATTCTTTGACGACGGCGACTGGATGACTTACGCTGAAATTGAAGCCAAGATAGATGCCACTATTCAGGCATTCTGGACTGACAAGGACAAGCCTGTTCCAGCTTGGGCACGTACAGACAATCTGCCGGGTAAACGGTATCCCAATATTGTGCTGGTTATGACTGGTGGTGAACCACTGATCCAGGAAAACATTTCAGAATTCATGGCACAACAGTTGCGTAACTTTAAGGAAGTGCAAGTTGAAAGCAACGGCATCCCTGATACACTGGTGCCCCCAGGTGTTACGCTGGTTTGCAGTCCCAAATGTGTAGAAAAGAATGGTCGTGCCATCAAGTACTTTGCGCCCAGTAAAACTATTTTGGATCGTGCTGATTGCTTGAAGTTTGTTGTTAGTGCTGATCCCGAAAGCCCATATAGCAGTATTCCTGACTGGGCATTAGAGTGGAAGGATCGTACAGGCAAGCCAGTTTATTGTAGCCCTATGAATGTGTACAACAGTTTTCCACAGCGTATCAAACTGTTACGAGCAGAGAAAGGTCAGATTACCATGGAAGAGCGCAGCACCGTAGACGAAGTCATCAGCTTCTGGGAACCTGGTTTGTTAAACTTGGAGGCAAACCAACGCAACCATGAATACACAGGTCAGTATTGTATTGAACATGGACTTAGACTAAATCTACAGCAACATCTTTATGCGAGCCTGGCATAATGCCACTAGATGGTAATATGGGCTATCAGTCTCATACCTTTGATGATGCGTTTTTATCGCGAGCAACATGGACTTTAGAGTTTGCCTGGTGGCCCAGACGTTGTATGCTGAGTAAACGTCTTATATGGTTAGAACGTGCTTACTGCGGTGTGGGAATCTGGACCGGACCCGGTGAAAATGTCATTGAAGTTAAGTGGGCAAACGAGGAAGAGTTTTTTATCTGGGCTCTAACGAAATGAGCAATATATCCAAGGGCCGCAATAGCTACGACAGCAGTTTCGGTAATGTGGTTGTACCGTTCTTTAACCGGAACGTTACCCCATACCCCACCGAAGCTGGCGGCCCGGCATTTGATCTAGTACCTGTTACCAAACAAAAAGACATCATGCTGAATGTGGCTCGTATGCACGCCGAGCAGGAATACAATCGCATTATGGAACTGGTCAATGTTCTACAAAAGCAGGCAGCAGATATTAAACGCAGATTGGATCTGACCGATATGGTACATGCGGCCAAGTACAGTTTTCAGATAGCGCATGGACAAACCTATTGGTTGGCTCAGGATAAACGCCGGAACGAGCTTATATTATGCGGCATGGGACCAAATGGTTGGAGTGCCGGAGCTCCCCCGGTGGACTACGAATACATAGTAGCAGTAAAATGGTTGGGAGATCACACTTGGATAGAAGTCGATGACAATTAATCAAATTTTGTTTGCAGTTGCAGTCTGGGCCGTCTTAACAGTACTGACATACCATCTAACTGGTTGGGGTAAAATCCGTGACTGTTATAAGATGTGGTTTACCAGATCCTATTGGACTGATTATAATATAGTGGAATTTGCCAGCTGGTTTTGTAAGGCAATAATTATCATACCCGGATTAATTTTTGGTATACAGCTATGGTGGTTATACTTTTTGACTCTGGCTACTAGTCTTACACTGATCTGGGCCAGTAATAAAAAATTATTACCAACCTTGGTAGCATTCAATACCATGTGGGCCTGGTTAAGTTTAATGGTGCTGGCGCAACATTTAATAAAATAAGGAAATTGAGATGTTTGATAAGTTAAAAAATATATTTGGCAAAACAAAAGTGCCGGAACCTGCGGCAGAACCAGTTAAAAAGGTAGTAAAAAAACCAGTCAAGACTGAAAAAGAAATAGCCACAGAGAACGATGAACCCTATGTCTCCATAGTTAGTGTGGAACTGGATCCCGACAACATTGGCAATGGTGCATTTGAACTGGATTGGAATGATAAGTTTATTGTCAAGTTAGTTAAAGCTGGATACCAGTTGAAGGCTGGAGAAGATGAAGATGTCATCGTGGATCGCTGGTTCCAGGATGTGTGCCGTAATGTAGTACAGGAAAACTTTGAACAGTGGGAAGCCAATCAACCAGCAGATGCTCGCCCAAGAGAAATTAATCGCAAGGATATGGGTGATGGCAGGACTGAAGTATCGTGATTTTATATGTAAATGGCGACAGCCATACTGCGGCCGCCGAAGCTGTGAACCCACATGGCTTTGCCCAGGATGACAGTCAGTATTGGAATATGGGGCGAGAACCACATCCAGATAATCTGGCAGTGAGTTGGGGTCAAAGATTGGCACACCGTATGGGTGCCAATTTAATCTGTAATGCCGAAAGTGCCAGTAGTAATGATCGTATTAGACGAACCACTGTTGATTATCTGGCAAGTCAGCGACTGACACCAGAGTGGCCTGACTACATGATAATCGGTTGGAGCACCTGGGAAAGAACTGAGTGGTTGTACGACGATATATATTGGCAAGTGAACGCTGGTGGGATTGGGCACGACTGGCCTGATGAGATCAAACGACGATATAAGCACTATGTAGCCGATATCGATTACAATAAATGTATGCGAGAAGAGCATAAAAAAATCTATCAGTTACATCTAGATTTAAAATTGATGGGTTTCAAACATTTGTTCTTCAATACATTCCTACCATTCAGTGGTACTGAAAAAGTGGATTGGGCTGGTAGTTACTTAGAACCATACAATCCAGACTTCACATTCTATAACTGGTGCCAGAGCCAGGGGTTCAGCACAGTATACCCAGGATCCTATCATTTCGGACCAGATGCCCACGCGGCCTGGGCTGAGTTCATTTACCCACATATTGTTCAGATTGCCTTGACACAATAATATATTATATGCTACTATTACAGCATGAAATATTTAATCGTAGACACCGCTAATACTTTCTTCAGAGCCCGTCATAGTGCCCATCGTCAATCTGACACCTGGGACAAACTGGGCTTTGCCATCCATGTAACTTTGAGTAGCGTCAATAAAGCCTTTCGTGACCAGCGAGCAGATCATGTGGTCTGGTGTCTGGAGGGTCGTAGCTGGCGCAAGGACTTTTATGAGCCGTACAAAAAAAACCGATCAGTTGCCCGTGCTGCCCTCACTGAAGCTGAGGCTGAAGAAGACCGGCTTTTCTGGGAAGCATTTGACGAACTACAAAATTTCATCCGTGACCGGACAAATTGTACTGTTCTCCAGCACTCCAGATTGGAAGCGGATGACCTGGTGGCAGGATGGATACAAAGTCACACTACAGATCAACACATAATTGTCAGCAGTGACACTGACTTTCATCAGTTACTGGCTGAGAATGTCAAACAATATAACGGAGTAGCCGATGAGCTCCACACCATCCAAGGCATCTTTGACAAAAAGGGTTCCCCAGTCAAAGATAAGAAAACAAAAGAGCCCAAAAAAATCCCGGATCCGTCCTGGATTCTTTTCGAAAAGTGTATGCGGGGCGATCCAACCGATAACATTTTCTCGGCTTATCCAGGCGTTAGAACGGTTGGGTCAAAAAACAAAGTCGGACTTACCGAAGCCTACGAAGATAAGACCTCAAAAGGCTTTGCGTGGAACAACCTCATGCTCCAGCGGTGGACAGACCACAACGGTCAAGAACACCGTGTCCTCGACGATTACGAGCGCAATCGGATCCTTGTGGACCTATCAGCGCAACCGGAGGAAATCAAAGCCTTGATCTCTGAGACCATTGCGGCTGGCAGTCAGCCTAAAAATATGTCACAAGTGGGATTATATTTTATGAAGTTTTGCGGTAAGTACGACCTGGTAAAGATTGGTGACCAGGCACAAGAGTATGCTCAATGGTTGAGCTCACAATATCCAGATAAGGAATTATAAAATGTTAGATAAAATGTTAGTATGGTTTCGCGAAAATGAAATGCAGTTTACATGGTTCATCATTGGTTTCCTAACCATGGCGTGTGTGGACGCACTGGTTCGTGGCAACTATCTGGTGGCCATTGTTGATGTCACATTAATTGGCATAAACTATTATCTACGACCCAGAACAGCATGAACCGCATGTGGTCCGAAATAGTTATTTCAGTCTTGATCCTGGCAGGAGCAGGACTGGCCTTAATGGGACTACTGAAACATGCACCAAAGTCAAAAGTATATAACTGTAGTCTAGCAGAGTTTCATCCAGACTTTCCCATCGCTGTCAAGGAACAGTGCCGTTACATCACTAAACAACAGGTTGAAAACACAAAATGAGTATTCACGCCACAATGCTGATATTGTTTTTAATGTTTACAGTCAAGCATTTCGCTATAGACTTTCTATGCCAGACACGATATCAGTGGAGCAACAAAGGTACCTACGGTCATCCAGGTGGAATACTACACGCTGGGTTACACGGCGTGGGCACTGCGGCATGTCTACTGGGATTTGCCTGGGAGGACATCCTGTTCCTGGCCATTATGGATGCTATATTCCATTACCACATTGACTGGGCCAAGATGCGTCTGAATGATAAACTGAAATTGACTCCCACTAACTCGGAATACTTCTGGTGGCTGTTGGGTGCAGATCAGATGTTGCACATGATGACTTACATCATTATTATAGGATTGATAGTATAATTATGTTCACCAAGGAAAATAAACATGAAGTGGTTTGATCGGTGGTTTTATCGCAAAGCACGTTGGTGCTGGCATCGCGCAGGACAAGAATATCCTGGAATTAGAGCCGAGCAGGATTACTTTGATGAAATATCGTCGAGAAACGAAAAAATAGATTGTTTTCCTTCAGAGAAGGTATCTGTTGACTGTGGTCCTGACACCGATGTTAATATGGACAATAGCATCCGATTTAATGTATTACCCTGCAATGGTGGAATAGTATTGGAAGTCAGAGTATTTGATCGTAAGACTCATGAAGCTACTACTAAAACCTATCTAATTCCCGAAGGCGACCCCGTCGCTGAACGAATTGGACAATACGTAACCATGGAAATGATGCAAAGATAATGGAAACACGATTCGAAGTACCAAAAATTCGTTGCGGTCATCGCATTGGGTCTGGGCCTGACGCAGCTTATTGGTTTGAAATGGACCACTCGGGTGAGAGCCCACGTAGCCTTTTGACCATATTTGACCAATACTTAAACCAATACGGCTGGGACCGATTTATTCAGCCGGGGATGACTTGTATTGACATTGGTGGTCATTCGGGTGACACCGCAGTACCCATGCAATATCTGTCACGATCCACTGTACTCAGTGTGGAGCCTAATCCGCTGATCAAACAGTACCTGGACTTCTGTTGCGACATGAATGCACACCTGGGACGCTTTGTCACAGCAGGTGAGGCAGTTACTACAGAAGATTGCCCGGAAGTAGAGATCCTGGATCACAACAATGCCATGTGCAATGGTGGCCGCATTGACCCCAGCTGGACACAGGAATTGCAGGCACGTATGCGTGGTATGGCTGGTAATAGAATCACAGTACCGGGACTGACCTTGGAGAATCTCTGTGCTAAATATTTAAGTGAAGCCGAAATCGAAAATATTGGTTTCATCAAAACAGACACAGAAGGACATGATTGTTCTATTCTGGAATCAAGTGCCAGTTTCCTGGAACGACTAAAACCCACAATATTTACCGAATGGTTCTTTGCTTATACTGATGTAGAAAGTCAGAAGTTATTCAATGTCATCCGTGACCTTGGATATCAGCCTTTCTATCCCGGTACGTTGGAGCCAGCCACAGTGGATCGTCGCAGTGAAGATCTGGTTTTGATTCATCATACCAAAATTCAGGAGTTTTTCAATGAGTGAGATTATCGCAAAACCAGTAGTCAAGAATAAATTTTGGATAGTAGAAGAGGACGGTGCGAAGATTGCCACCATCCAGGCTGTGGAAGAAGGTGGGTTTGCTTATGTGCGTGACACCAACAGGGAAGTATTCCCCACCATCAAGTTGTTGAGTGAGCGATATAATATACACATCGCCAAGACCACCACTGCGGCCAAAACAGTCAAAGGTGACTGGGAAGTATATGGATTTCCAGTGAGTGGTCGTCCACACAATATATTATACAATGTGCCGCGCAAACTACCAGTCTACACCAAAACAGCCAAGAGTCGTAGCTACTATTGTGCTGGACATTATCTGATCAAACTAAAAGACGAATGGGAGAGTCACTTTTGTCCCAAACTGATTACAGTCAATCGGTATCCCACACAGGGACCGTTCCACATTGCCATGACCGGATTAAATGATGAGTGAACCCAGCATCCACATTAAAAATTTTAACGATAAAGTTAAATTAATGAACCAGACACAACGTAAAGAGTTAGTGTTAAGTGCGGCAGATGCACGTAGTTTACACGCTGAAATCTACGGATTATTGGCACAAATTGCTGATTTAGCCAGAGTTTCAGAGGCTCCTGAGCCAGTAATACAAGTGGGCATGGATGGCGGTGGATTTAAGTAATATACGCTGTTTTCCAGCATAAATAAAAGTATCGAGGAAAACAGAGAATGAGCCGACCTAAACCTACTGTGTTGTTGGAGCACGTTAATAAATCTAACTACAAGAGCGAGCAAATTCTTGCCAGTGAGGGTATCTGGGCGGTGTATTATGATGCTCAACCCATCAACTTAAAAACTCAAAACATGTTGGTCAGTTATCCGGGACCTAAATACAAAAAGGTATCTTTCAGTAACTCAGGCCATGCCATTAACCTGGCAAAAAAATTAAATGTATTATTCAAGACTGACAAATTTTCAGTCGTTCTGTTGCGCCAGGGTGAAAAAATATATCCTTAACCAGTTGGAATACCAACAGCGTATTCTGACCAGCCTTGAAGTAGATCCCGACACTTTAAACGGTGCTCAGTACACCTGGTGGTATAATCCCACCAATCCACATAGTCTACGATTAACCAAATTAGGTCATAAATGGTTCAGTGGTGTGGCTAAGATAGCCACCTACCATGTGGGTCTGGGAGATCAGATGATCTATCCCAAACAACTATTGCAATTGGAGCGATTATTTACTGCACCCTACTATATACAGACACTAAAAAAGCTCTGGGTGTACAGCGAAACTGATTATATCATGCTACAATTACATGGCAGCGATCTAAAGACCTACTTAAACAATCTGGAAAATCAATAAGTTGTATCAATACAACACTGATTGACGTTAAATTCCCTTAATAGTAAACTGAATATCTTAATAACTCTGAGATAGGTGCTGCCATGCGGCGCATTATTATGGAAATAGGATTCGTTAGCGGTATATTAATTACAGCCCAGACAATTATAATGATCCCGGATATGATTCGTCAACTGACTAACCCCGTTGGTGTATTTCCCATTAAAGAATCTACTACAAAGATCGTAGAGGGAAAACCAACCCCACCAGCAAAAACAGTATTACTATATCACACCACCTACCAATTAAAGCTCAGCCCAAAAGAAATGGATTGTCTGGCCAAAAATATTTACTTTGAGTCGGCAACCGAGGATCATGCTGGTAAACTGGCAGTGGCTCAGATCACCTACAATCGTTTGCAGGATGGCCGTTGGGGTAACGACGTATGTAAGGTAGTCTATGCACGAGCACAGTTCAGCTGGACTCTGGACCAGAGAAAGATGCAAACTCAGCCACATGGACCAAACTGGACAGCTAGTCAACGGGCAGCTCAGGATTTTGTGTTAGGCAAGCGTGTGGATCGGTTGAGTGACAGTCTGCATTATCATGCCGATTGGATTCGTGCACCTAAATGGGCCAAGTCTGACCATCAGGTGCACAAGATTGGGCAACATGTTTTTTATGCGCTGGCAAAATGAAGAACTGGCATGGTCGGTTTGTTGCCTGTATAATGGCACCAGCGTCTACAGAGACAGACGGGTATCGTGGCTGGAGCCCTTGTATTGAATGGTGTAAGGAAAACTTCGGACACAGTTGGTTTCGCTGGAGTTATATAAGTGAGGGTGTATTTGAGTTTCAGGACGAACAAGACCTTACAGTATTCTTATTGAGGTGGAAATGAAGCAGTGGTATCAAGTGACAGTGCCCAATAATGGACTGCACGGAGTCAGATGGAGTGATTATTATGATTGGTGTAGTCAGACATTTGGCAACAATTCCCTAGTCTGGAATTATTCAGGTGGGGGCAGATTTAATTTTTCCGATGAGCAGTCCAAAATGTTGTTCCTATTAAAATGGGGGTAACTGTGTGTCTGGAAAATATCTCACCGGGTAGGATTCTGGACATAGTCTACGATCTAGAGGACCGGTTTGGTATCATGCGGAATGTGGATTTTACCTGGGAATTTCATAGAAGGATTACCAATGAAAATCCACCATACAATATAATACAAGAGCGGTATACCGCATTTACTTTTCAAGACGCGGCTGTGGCCACTTGGTTCAGATTGCAATATGGTTAAAAATGTTTTGACAGCGTACACTAA